GGCCGGTGCATCTACCGGGGTTTCCTCCGGTGTATTTTCTGGGGCTGTAGTCACAGCTTCCTCGCTTTCGGTTTCTGTTTCGGTTTCGATCTCTACGATAGTCGTAGAAATAGTAGTTGTTTTTTCTTTTGTACTTGTTGCAGCTTCGATAGCAGCTCTCGCCGCCATAATTTCATCGACGGATGCGCTAGAAAATGCGGCGCTCTCGACGAGCGACACTTCCTTGAGGACGGCAGCCGTGACAAGCAAGTAATCACCCATCGGCTTCGAGGCGGTTACATCCACCCCAACGGATAGGCCGGATACGAGATTTTCTTGCGCTAATACGAGTGCATCTTGTCCTCGAGTGCTACTCGAAAGCTTAAACGATCCGTATACGCCTTCGGTAGAGTCGCTAAAACTAATAGCGCGACCTACTGGCTTGTCCTGTTGATGCTGCGATAGTAATTTAATTTTTCCTGCATCTGGAATAGCAATACTGCCGCGCTCGAACATTACACGGCCTGCGCTTGTGTGACCGATCTCGCCATATGGTGCAACGAGTCCGGATACGATGCGGCGCTCTGTATCTGCGGCTTGGATCTCTTGACTAAACGTTAGTAGCACTTGCATCTCCCAGCGGTGTTAGTTGCTCCATAGAGCGAGCTTGCTCTACTGAAATTAAATCTAGGTTTAACATTTTCTCGATAATATCTAAACGATCTTTAGCATCGACTCGTAAAAAGGTATCGTCTACCGCGAAGCGCACTTGGTTTTGGCTATTGGTTATGTCGTTCATTGATAGACGATCCTCGATTGCAGAAATGTAAGGCTGCAAAGAATAAGCGACAAACTCTTTACGTCCGTCTAAAATATTTTGGTACGTCATTGAGTTATTCATATCGGCAGAGATGTAATATGCTGGGACGTTCATAGCGCGAGCGATTTCAGTCGCTAAATATTGTGATGCTTCGTTATACATCATATCGCGAGGACTAAAACCAATATTTTCCGCGGTCAAAGTCGAGGTTAAATATGCCGTACTGCGATTTTTTCTTGCAGAATTCCATCCAGCTAGTAAACCTTGGATCTGTGTCTCAGGTAAATCAGCACCATTATTTTTTAGGATAGTAGTAGCCATTGGCGTAGCAGCGCTAACAGATGCAGCTCTTTGTATATCCCAAGCTGCCTTAATAGTCGTACCTGCGGTTTGTAATACTCCAGGAATTAACGATTGGAAAGTAACAAGCGATCCGATACCGCCCATAGGTACGAGCTGACCATCTACAAAATAATCTTTAACCTCTGTGCCGTATTGGTTAGTCGTATATGTAACACGATTATTAGCAACCCACTCAAACCCGGACGGCCTGCCATCATCGGCGTACAAAGATGTAACGCGCCAATATGCAACCGAGTAAAAAATTAAACTATCTACTGTTGCCGCGATCGTAACGCTTCGAGGTTGGCGCTGGTCGGGTTGCTCTAACCAAACTGGAGATCCTAATTTTTCGCCTGTAGATTTTTTATATAATGCTAAATCGATCGATGAGATAACTCCGGCTACTAGGTTTCTACAGCGGCTAACGCTCGCGACCTGTAAAGCAAAATTACGATCGATACCAATACCGTTATAACCAAAAGCGCTATTAGTATTAAAAGATCCGTAACCGTAAGTAGTATCCATTACCGCCGGGGCATACTGAGCCTCTACCGTCTGCTTTTCAGCTGACTTAAAACCAAGCGTTTGTAATAGTCCCATAGTCTCCATTTTCCCATAATGTCAAGCATAAATACGGCTATCTGCCGCGTGTCTAAACGTAAACTTTAGCCTCGCCCATTGGCTGATTAAGGATATGTACGACCATTGATAAACCGATCGCGATATCTACAGGCCCGGCCGATTTACGCCGGACGATACGCCAACTATCCGGAGACTCTTTAGCTGCACAATTTGCCATATGAGTAACGAGTGCATCTTGGCCCGAGTGTACGAGTCTCTTATTGGCTAGAGCTTCGTATAGATCGCCGGAGGCCTGATAACCCTTTTGGCCGGAGATGTCTACTATCTGTATGCCGTTTACTTCGAGGCGTTTGGCTATTGAGGCCGTCGTGTACTTGTCGTAAGCGACCTGCCGCGGGTAATAAACCTTGGCCCATTTAGCAATAGCGTTAGCTACGAATAACTCATCGATGGATACGTCCGAGTGGAAAGTCTCAAGGACTGCTACGCCTATACGACCATCGGCAAGGACTTGGCCCATCACGAGCGAGCCATCTCTACGACTCGGGCTAACATCAAAAGCAAAGATAGTAAGCGGCCCGGGTGCTAGCTTGAGATCTTTATCGCCTGCATCCTCAACAGACATATGAGGCCAAGGTGAGGCTGTACTGGAAATCCATTGGCAAAGCATCTCTGTTTTTGTAGTCTCGATGGGTTGCGTACTGACAGCCTCGGCTAATACATCCTCGTCGAATAAATAGCCAAGGGCCGGGTTCGAGTAGGCCCAGCCGTCTCGATCATCGATCTTACAAAAGGCCGGAGCGCTGTACTCGTAAAAGCCAAACGTCTTAGGCGGGTTAGATAAAGCTCGCTCGCGTAGGTCATTAAGTACGGTGCTAAAGGCATCTCCGGCGTTTGACGTGTACAGGGCTTGGCTATTGACCTTTGCACGAGTCGTAGGCGTAGCTGCGCGATAGCCTTCCTCCGAGATTTCGCGTAACTCATCGATGTATAAAAATGAAGCGGTACGGCCTCTACTTCCGTCGCGAGTAGCTGCAACTACGTCGAGCCTATGTCCGTTTTTTAACTCGATCGACTCCGTACCATTGGCATACCGGATCTGTTTAACTTGCCTGCTCAACTCGGCCGAGCCCTCGATGGCGTAGGCCACTTGCCTAAAGGTGTCTAAGGCCATCGATCTATTAGAGCTCATAATAAGCACGTTAGGGCTATCAAATAAAAACATATGACCCAGCATCATCATACGCGCGAGATGAGTTTTACCCTGTTGCCTCGACGTAAGGACGAGATTACTACGCCTGATAAACATATTATTTTCATCTACCGAGGTCATATCTCTAATTACAAAATCTTGCCACGGTAAAAGCGGTAGCCCAATACTTTCGGCTAGCTGAGAGATTTCATCGCCGCGGTTTTTGCCCTTGAGGTAAGGACTATGTAGGCGAGGCTCAGTAGCCCCCTTACGGGGCGTTTTAGGCTGGGTCATATAATTATCAATTCTGATCCGGTTGGCCTACACACGGGCCTGCAAGGACTGTACTGGTCGTTTTTGGGGAGGAATTGCCTTGAAAGGCAGGGGGGGTAGAATTGGCTGCTAAAAAAACAGCCTGTGAGCGTGAACCTTTTGAGCTATTGCATCGTCTACACGCTGCTACACAGTTATCCATATCCATAGGATCGCCTCCGGCTTTGATGCTACGCACGTGATCCACCGTACTGGCATCCTGCCCACAATAGGCACACGTGTATCCATCTCTAGCTAATACGGCTAAGCGTATGCGCTTCCAGTCTCTCGTAACACGTGGGTCGTGTCTACCCTTGACCATTTAGTAATGACCAGTCTTTAGATGATGAGCATAAGCTCGACAAGGTGTCTTATATCTATGTTCGATGTACTTAAGTCCTAAGTCTATCTGCTTAAATGGATCTAATTCTTTCAGCTTAAGTAGTTGAGGTATGCCATATGCTGAGGACTTAGGGTTATCTGCTCTCGGATCCCATCTACTTTCTTTATTCCAAAGTAGTTCTAAACATCTATATTGTTTTGCATTGAGTAGCTTCATATGTGCGTATAACTTATAGTTTTCTTTATCTCTTTGTGTACTTACCGCCTGAGCTGTAGGCATATTGGTAAATAGCAATAGCCCGGCCAAAAGCACCAAACTACGCCTGCGAGCTATCCGCCTCAGCGGCTCGCCTGCGAGTATGGATGCTAGCGTAAGTGTCAAGTTACTAACGAGTATGTGGATAACTTGAGCGTATGGCCTGCGTGTCGTACACAGGTTATTAATCCCTGTGGATAACTCCTGTGGATAACTATTTAACATCTTTGCCCCCAGCTAATTTGCAATTCTCTGAGTGATTTTTAATAGATACTTGCAGAATAGTTACAGCTACTAGAGGCCTTGCATTATCAATATTAAAGGTTTTACCACAATCGCATATATGAGTAATTTGTGTCCTCATTTAGACCCACCCCAGCCTTTACCCTTAAAGCTTATGCCCGGTGCGTGATATACCTGCCTCATATGCGTATCGCAGCAGATAGGCGCAGCGTTTGAGGTTATAGGTTGCTCAAGCTCATATCGAATATTGCAGCTAATACACTCATACTCATACATCGGCATTGTTAGCCTCCATTAAACACACGCCCATAACGCCGCATTTTGTGCATTGTAAGGTTTTAACATTAGGTGGCAGGTTATCGGTGATGATGCGCTCGATCTGCTCAGTTACTTTTTTGCATTTACGGCACTCGTATTTATAGGTAGTCATTAGGCCCTACAGTCTGCACAAAGCCACATTACGACCTCGCCTGATACATCTCGCACGTTAAAGCCGTTTAGGGCTGTCTGCCATTTCTTGCATTGGTCGCAGTACTGAGCAGCTACAACGGTTATGTTCCCGTCATCGTGGATCGTCGTAGCGTATCCGTCTTTAATAAAGGTTAATTCTCCCATTACAGTTTTACCGCCTTATCTATATGTAATAGCGCTATCTCTTTATCTACTGGAGCAGTCTTATTAAAGGTGCTGGCAGGTAAGCGCCGGGTAGTCCATTTAATAGTTATTTTGCTTAGGTTAAACGCGTATATGCCTTGAGGCGTTTCATTGATATAAAACGGCGTATAGCCCAGGCTGTTAGCCTGTTGCATTAGTGACTCGTACTTATCCTTTTCCAGTAGCAGCTCGTCATAATGCGTGTGTCTGCACTTAAGCTCTACGACCATCCGATAGCCGTCGCTCGTTGCATCGATGTACTCAAAAGCATCATTAGATCGCTTTAAGTCCTCTACGTAGGTCGCTTTGATGTACTTAAACAGATCGTCCTCGGTCATACCTGAGGCTCGTACTTTCCTGTGCTACGTAGTACGTACCATCGCGGCGTACATTGAGTAGCTTTAGTTCGCTCCGTGCAGAAATACCCGGCCCAGTTCTTAGGCGCTCCCGTTGCTGATTGCTTCCAGATCATCGTGCCGTGTGAACAGCGTGGGGCCTCAGCTACTAACTCGCCGCCTAGTTGCGTACTGATATCTGCCACAGCTGTAGCCATAGTAGGAATATCCTCTATAGCTGCTCGATTACTCCACGGATCGGGATCAGCTGGCAGATTTTCTACCTTTTGCATATCCTGAACAGTAGGCCGAGCGTGTTCGCTAGGTGTTAATAGGCCGATTACGCGCCCGTAAGCGCTTGTAACAGTATCCTCTATTAGCCATTTTTTCATATTGTTCGTTAAGTGTGCGACGTTACCAAACGCATAATCTACGGCGCTTGGAAGTGCATCCTCGTACTCACGATAGGCCTCAGCTTTAACCAAAACCGTACCTTTGATAACGTCAATATCCTCGATGTAGGCTATTAAACGCCCGGTCGGGAATTCTGATCTAAAGCGCTTAATACGAGCGTTTACATCCTCGTAGTTATCTAGGAACCCCATTAGATTAGCTCGCTCTCTTTGAGAGCCTTAGCGATTGCACGACCGCGCACAAAGCCCTCGCCGTGTCCGTGCTTAAAGCCGATCGAGTATCCGATTACCATAAACATAAAGCCCATACCGCAGGCTGCTAAACCGATTAAAATGTCCATACTGTTCATTGTTCGCCCTTTGTTAAGGCCGAGCAGCTACCAAACCGAGTAGCCCTCCCGGCGTTTGTAGTATCAGTATGAGGCTACCTACTGACAAAAGGCAATTATTTCGCTAGGCGTGTCTCTAACAAAATCTCGTAAATCTTATCGATCTTGTTATCCATACGCTCGACTCGTGACTCCATATGATCGATACGGCCTCGTAGGTTATGGCCTCCGTTACCGTCCGGCCTTAGCTCTGATAGGTAGTACTTAACTAAATGACGGACGAGCCCAGCCCCTAGCCCCAAAATGGTACAGCTCCCCACAGCTATACCGACTATGAGCTGAGCCCCTTCCATTACTTAGTTACGCCAAACTGACCTTCGGACGGTTGGAGTGCCTTAAGTAGTGGCCCGATTAGCCCAGCGATAAACGCGTTAGCCAATACTTTCGGATCGGTGATCCCTGACATATACAGCGCTGCCGCACTTGCCAAGGCTGCACGGCCGTAAGATTTAGCCGCTGCGATTGCTTGCTCTTTCATTGTCTAGCTCCATTACTGCCCTTAGGGTTTGTTTACTGTAAACCTAAACTCGAGATTAACGCTTTAGCCTTAGCAGCTGATACCTCTACCTCAAAATGCATATCGTCCGGCCTGCTCTTAAAGTCGCCGCCCCACTTGAGGCCGTACTTTTTAGCAAGCGCCCGGATCATTGGTACTTTTTCAGCCGGGAAAGTGTCGTATTTTCCTAGTGGATGCTTTGTCGCATTTAGATCGATGGCCGTCCCGGATGAGTGGCACGATAATTTTGTAGGGTTGCCTCGCACCATACGGTAGGCGTATGCCCAGTCGTCAAACGTGCCCTCATCGATCGGCTCGATCAGCTCGTGAAATTCAGCCGCGAAGGCTGCGAGTAGTGGCCCCACGCTCTCAGCACATCGCAGCTTACGATCCGTACCTTTTACGAGGTAGGACTTTATTTTAATTGCTTCCGGATCTTTAGATGCCGGGTAGCCGTTATAGCTAGTCTCCATTAGTAACGCTCGGTGTGGATTGTTCCGCTTGTTCTAGCATTTCATCATAGGCAGATTTTAAGCCTGACCAAGTGCTGCCGTCCTCGTTTGTAACAATTACGCACTCATCACCATTTTGATTTAGATAAGTTTCCATTTATAACTCACATCCTGTAAATAAAATGCTGCTTCCATTTTGGATTTGTAATCTTGAACCTTGCCCAGCCGTAATGGTATGAGATGCGATAATTGTTGCCGAATAAAGACCAGCCGCGTTAAATGTTGGTGTTACGGAGGTTGGTGTATTTAACGCAAAAGCATTTATTGAACCGCTTGTATTTACAGTTACACCTGTTGGTTTAGTTCGTGCTGGCACATCAAATGGAATTGTATAAAGTGATCCGTTAGTCGCGTAGGCATAACCAATGTATTCTAAAAGTTCACCCGATACAGAATTAAACGCTGGTAAGTATCGTCTGCAAGCGGCTAATTCTCCTTGAATTGTTCCACCTGCGCGTGAAAATTGTGTGGCTACTGAACCGACTTCTAACTGAATACCTGTCACTTCGTAATAATCGTTAGTGCTTGCTGTACCTGTATAAGCGCCAATTAAAGTTAAACCGATTTCTGTCGCACTACCAGCAAGAGTTGCTGTATAACTAAAACGCTGCCAAGTTCCTGTCAAGGTTGCATTTTGGTCAATAGCCGTAACCGAACCTGTATAACCTGCGGTGTAAACGTTTTGGTCTGTGCCTGTACCTGTGTACATAGTT